GCTTTCTACTGGTTGTCCAATAATGGTGGTGTAAATATCACCAGGCAAAGATTCAGTTGAGTCAGGTTTGGTATTCACGGCCAATACATTAATAAAGTCTTTGATAATTGTGCCAGTTCGGCTGTCATAGATCAATTGATCTTCATAAAAGAAGAAGCGTGTTTGCAACACTGATCCAAAATTGTAACCCAGTCCGCGGAATGTGATTGTGTAATTTTGATTTTGCACAGTGAACGCCACCAACCACGATGCGTCTAATCCGTTGCCTGATGTGTTGCCAGCGTACTGTTGACTCCAGGCAGTGATATTTGATTCTGTACCATAATTCAAATTGGTACTGGTAATCAAGTACCAGGTATAGGGGGTGTAGTTGGTGATTGCCAAGGTGCCATCATTATCGTACCCCAGACCAAATTCACGATTCAACAAAATTTGTTGAGTCATTTGTTGTTGTACGCTGGTGGATAAATCTGTCACAAACAACGGGATAATTGTATCAATTATAGCACCAGTGGGCACAAAGTTGTTGATAGTAACTGGTCCTGTGCCGTCGGTAAAGTTGCCCAGGCCGCCGTTGTAACCATCACCCACTACCAATTGTGCGCTGGCCCAGATTTCCATGCGTTCATCTGCTCGCATTGCAGTTCCTTGCACCAGTCTATTGTTGCGATCAAAATAATAGCCAGTGGGTGGGATGAATTTCATCAATGCACCGGGCACCACATACTTGAACACTGTCGTGGTACTGGTGCCCACTGCAATAGGAGTACCATTGGGCCAAGTGGCACTATTGGTTGTGTTTCTAAAATAACCAGTGGTTTCATTTGCCAGGGTTGTGCTTTGATTCCAAGTGAATCCTGCTGTGTCTCCGGTGTTTACCAGTTCTCTTGGAAAGTTTTCATAATAGAACTGTTTTACCGTTGGACCAATTAACGCTGGTTGAACTTGATTGGTAATGACATCGGCAATGTCATTGCGATTGGTCCAAGAAAACAGTATGGTGGGCAATATATTGTTTTTCCACAATGCACCATCACTGCTGAAAGTATTGGTTGAACTATACTTGCCAGTATTGTCCACAAGGTCAAGATATCGACTGGTACCAATACTTGCGCGATTCAGTGCTTTTGATTTGATAATACTGTTGTAGGCAGTGTATGGAAAGAGATTGTAATCTTCACCATTGACCATGCGGTTTTGTGTGTAGTAACGAGCAGGCGCACGTTGTTTGATTTCAGCAATGGGCTCACGTGCCTGGCTATTACTCACAGGACGTGTGATGCCACAAGTGAATGTAATGGTCTGCAGGTTGCCATTACGATCAGTATAACTGATGGGCAACACAACGTTTTGCATTTCTTCAGGATTGATAATATATTGCAATCCATTGCTTGCGCGAACATACGCACGAAATATGCCCACTGGAATTTTAGAAAACACACCATCACCAAAAATTAAAGTTATTTGATCATTGGCTCTTGAAGTCACAGCATAAGTGGGCAACAGCTCAGTAGATCTTTCAGCTGCTGATTGATAGATGTTGTCAACAAACGTCCACTCTTGACTGATGTTGCCCAGGTTATCTAACTGAAACAACCAACGGTCCTCATTATTCACACCTTCAATATTGATGTCTACTGTGCGATTGGAAATGCGCTCGCTCAAGTTAAAGTCTTGATTCTGTAGAATACCTTGTTTGAACAGGAAAAAGTAGCCAGTATTGGCACTTTGAAATCCCAACTGATCATTTCTAAACAGTACATTGAAACTGGTATTGGGCTGTGGGCTGGGCTCATACACATAATCTCGGCCAACACTGGTTGATGTCATGGCTTCAAATGGCATGTTGACTCCGTCCACTGTGGCTGAGTAGGGAATTACTGGCAAGAATCCAGGTACCAAGTTAATGGCATATTCATCTGTGCGCACACCTAGTATGGTTTGACGATTTCCAGGACGTCCTACTTTTTGGCTGTCAACCAAGCTGGCATTGACGATGGCAGTGAATTGTTCTTGCCAGTCGGTGTTGGTAGGGTCGGCCCAGTTGACAGTGACATTGCTCAAGTTTACGCCATTGTAGTCCACAACATTTTCCGTTGTGGTAACGTTGAATACTTTGAGAAGACCTTGGGCTTCAGTATTGCGTTTGGCGGTGTAACTTACCAAATTTGCCAACCGTACTACCGAATCTCTGCGCTCAGCCGTGTCCATGTAGTTTTCACGGGTGTTTAAGTCTGTGCGAAAAGCCAGTGCTTGTCCCATAAAAGCCATGACATCCAATAATGCAATAAATTCACTTGATTCAATGTAGTCATTGAATGTTTCGGGATAGTACAACCGCAAGTAGTCAATGAAACTTTTGCGTAGAGTTTCAAAGTCGTAGCTTTGAAAGTCAGCTTCGCGATAGGTTTGATAGATCTGTTTCCAATCCTCTACGCCAAATATTGCTGTTTGTCTTGTGGTTGTTGCCATGGTTCTCTCATCTGTGCTTTATTTATTGATAAAGAAAACGGCGCAGTTATACGTAGCTGGCTTGTCGAGTCTGTTGATCAAAGAACACATTGAGAATTTCGGCATTGGTAGTCTGTACAACTGTGAGTTCTATTTGTAACAGTATACCATTTTCTTGGGGGTATGCCTGAACGTCATTTATTATTACTCTAGGGTCAGTACCACACACACGTTGAACTTCAGCTCGTATGTCTTGTTGCAGTTGTTCAACTTGATTTTCAAACAAAAAATCATAAATTGTTGTACCATATCCTGGACGGCCAGGTAACTCACCTTGACGGATGTTAAACGCATTCAGCAGATCTCGCTGAATCAATGGATAGTCAGTTAGAGTAAACTTTTTGTTTTGATTGATGGTACTAAAGCCAATAAATGTGGTCATGTTGATATTTATGGATTATCTGCCCCCGGCTCTGCGCAGATTTACTAGATACAATGTGCTTATGTCGTCAATCAATGCCAGCACTATGGCCAGGCCAGAATCCACAGTGGCAATGAATTCAGTATAGGGTTTGCCAGCTATATCTTTTTGCAATGATGCGTAATCTTTGGCCACAGTATTCAGACTCTTGAGAATGGCATTATACTGTGCAATCAAGGCACCGGCTGTTTTAGCAGTAACTTCTTGTAACTTGTTGTCTAGGTCGGCCAGTTTGATTTGTTGCTGATTGGTCAATTTGATTAATCTCTTGTTTTCTGCAAACAATGGAGCCGGCGGCGGCACCGGCCCACTGTAATCTATAGGCGGAATTTTGTCATTACCAAACACTCGCCCCATGGCAGCGGTCAATGTTTCGCGATTCACAGTGTCTGTTGCTTCGCCTGGTGGTGCTTGTTGTAACACAGCATCATTGAGTTTTGAGTCTGCTGATCCGACGGCAAATTGTGCCTCTTTAAATCGTGTATCAAAACCAGCTTGTTTGTCTGGCGGTAAGTTGCCCTTGACCCAATCAACACCGCCTGCACTGCCCTTGGCAAAGTTGGCTGATACCCCAGCCAACTCTTTGGTATTGAGACTGCTAATTGGCACACCAATTGCGGCTGCAGATGCTAGGCCAGAACTCATTAAACTTTGCTGTGTTAAATTTTGTGATGCAGGATTGCTTAAAAATCCATCAAGATTATTAATGCCGCCCTTGCCGGTCCATACTGCAGGACTTTTCAACACAGATGTCAAGTCGTTCGCCCCTTGATTGAGATATGTGCTGGCAGTTCCGGGTTTGAGTAATCCTGCTGATTCTAATTGTGTGGCATCAAATCCGTATTTGCCACAGCCAACTGAATTATTGACATCGGTGAATCCTTGTCCAGTGCCGGTACCAACTGCGGCCATTGTGGCACGAACATCAGTGGTACTGAGCCCAGCCATGGGCAACAGTGCTGGTGCTGTTGTGGCAAAATCAGCAGTGCTGATGCCATTTGTAACTGGGCTGCCAAACAAACTACCAATTTTGGCAACAGTTTTTTGCAGTATTGATCCGACAACAGCAATTCCAGTGGTACCGGCTGCCAGTGATTGCTTGGCAGTGTCTGCTACATTTGTGAAAGAATTCAGTGCGCCAGTACTAGTTCCTGGAAATCCTGCATTGCTTTGAGCCAGCATTGCCTGCGCTGCCGGAAGCCCATCAGCGGCTTGTGTTTTTGCACTGAGGACATCGCCTGGTGAGAATCCAGTTAAGCCGCCCGAGCCAGCCTGTTTCTGAAAAATTGCATAGGCTTCGTCTCGTGTCATGCCTGGTGGGCAATCTAGATCAAATGTCTTTGCGGTTGCTGTAGGATCCGGCAATCCAAACTTTTTTGCTATTTCTGCAGCCTTGGCTTTCTGTTCAGGGGTGGCTTCTCGAGTTGGTGTTGTAGATTGTACGGGGCCGCGTCCTGTGGCGGATTTGCCGTCATCTGTGGGTCTGGGAGTAGGAAGTGGATCAAGTCCTCGACTCAAGCGTTGGTTGTTTACTCGATCCCATACTATGGGGTCGTTGCCCGAATAAGTCAATTTGTTATCAGGTATGCCGGGACTGAGTTTTGATTCAAAACTGTTGACGTCTGCTAGTGAAAAAGTAAAGGTACTCATCGTGCTCTTATGGTTACTCCAGCTGGCACAGGCACAGCGCCTGGAGGAGGCGAAGGTTTGCCTTCTTCTAATTTGATTTTTACATCCACACCTTTGTTGTGATATGGGTAAGGTTCATGTGTGGGTGCTCTAGGCACAATGGTCTTCAATGCGTCTGGATCAACTTGCCAGCCTTTGCTGGTACTAAATTTTGTATCATCTAACTCAATAGTGGCAATAGGCTTGGGCGCAATCACAGTAGGTGCTGTGGGCCCATTTAGATCAATACCGCCAGCAGTGAATTTTAGATCGCTGCCACCAAGCCACGACCCACCTGCGCTTTGCAATGCCATGGTGCCATCCGCTCGGACTCCTATTGTGGCTTTGCTGTAAATTTTAAAATCTCGTTGCGCAGTGATGTTGAAGTCGGTGACTGCTTCCATTGTGGTGCTTTTTTCACTCTTGACTTGTATATTGCCACCGGCGTACATGTTGATATTACGGTCAGCATGAAAATTTATATCGCCTTGTGTGCGTATGTTTACTGAGTTGGTACTGAATATATCTACTGTGCCTTCTCTACCAAACTCCAACCATGTTTG